GATGATGCAAGCCATTGATGAGGTTTGCCATGAGGATCGTGTCCTCATGATACGACAGTGCGGTGTTAGTCAACCACGGGTTGTAACCATCTTCAGCGAGCTTATCATTCTCGCTCCCTCGCATCATGTTCTTCTTATCGACGAGGATGGTGTTAACATAATCAAACGGATTCGACATAGTCTTCATCCTCCTGCTTGGTGTTATACTTCGCGTCGCATTTGTTGCACATGTATGCAGTGCCGATCGTACCTTGGCCTTCGCCGTATCGATACTTGATCTCGATCACGTCTTTGCGTTGGCTCTTCGAACCACAGATCAGACACTCACACTTCTTGCTTTTGAATACATCGAGCCAACCCATGTCACTTCCAATCTGAAAGCTCGGCCATGAGAGTCGCCATCGCAGCAGCGCGGTTGATCTCAGGGTTTGCGACGAACGCTTCCTTGTACTCATACTCAGCGAGGATGATGATCGCATTGGCGATGGAAGAGGTGCTCGCGATCTTCGTGGGAAGGATGTCATACATCGAGCGATAGAGAGTCGCAGAGTCGACATCGGAGTTCTCACCAATCCACTTACGAACTTCACTGAAACGTTTCTCTTTCAAGAGACCGATCAGTTGCTCGATCGACTCAGATCCTTTGTTACGAAGGATGCCGGCGTCAATCTTCCCTGTCGCACCATAGCGCTGAAGCTCGTTGAGCACTCGACGCCAGTCAGGAAAGTAGGTGTTGATCAGTTCAGCCACAGCTTTTTGATCATACTCGACGTGCTCAGCGTCAAGGATACCAAGGGTACGCTTAAAGAACTGGGCCGCGAGCTTTGGGCGATCGGCTGCGTTGATGTTGAAGTTGATGACCGAGCAACGAGAGTGAAGAGGCTCGATGATACGATTTGAGAAGTTGCAAGTCAGGATGAAGCCACAGTTCTTCGAGAACTCTTCCATGAAGTTACGAAGTGCAGGTTGAGTCGAGTTCGCGTTGAGGTAGTCTGCCTCGTCGAGGATAACGTACTTGCGTCCACCCATGAACGAAACCGTCGATGCAAAGTTCTGAATGTCGACACGAAGAGTGTCGATGTTGCCATTCATAGAACCGTTGATGACGATGTAGTCTGCACCGAGTTCGTCAAGCATCGCTCGAGCGATCGTGGTCTTACCGACACCGGCACGACCAGAGAGAAGCAAGTTTGGAACGTTCTTGTCGTCGACAAACTTTTGGAACGTGTCCTTCAAGTCTTTGGGAAGGATGGTGTCAGCGACAGTGCGCGGACGATATTTTTGACACCACAAATATTCATTCACTTCATTCATTATGTAGTACTCCATGTTTCTTGATGTAGTTCGGAGAGTGTCCGGTATTTCTAGATGCTGCAGCCACCGATGGGTATTCTACACCATTGAATGTTACGCGTACACTGTTTTTTGGCGTTTTACCGAACATACCGTTAGATGATCCAGATATAGTCTTGCTTCTGGCTTCTCTGTCTTCCTTAGACATATTAGACCAAAACTCTTTACGCTTAGACGACTGTTTGAGTTTGGTTTCTTCGGAGTGGGTTTTCCCGCGCATTCTTCCTCCTGGGTACTCAGTACGGTTTGCGTGGTGTTTAGCGATCGCTTCTAGGAAATTCGGTGATGAAGATGTATCGCCACCATCTCCACCTTCAGTCATATTGTACTCTGGTCTGAGCTCTCTTATCCAAAACCTTTCACATTCGTTTAAGTCATGATCAGCATGCTCTAAAACCTCTATGTTAAAGTTTTCAAAGCCATACTTTCTCATAGATTTGTAAAGGTGTGTATTGCCATCAACGTGGTTGTATCGATGTTTAGCAAATCTTTCTTCAATCGATTTAGTAGTTTTACCTACGTAAAATTTCCCGTTGATTAGATTTGTAATCTTATACACTATCATTGCTGTCTCCAATTATCGTCCTATAACGATATTTATAAGATAGCAAATTTACGAAAGAAGACGGGCATGACGATATGCCATGCCCGTAGTCAGTATACACCGATTACTCTTCGGTGTCAACAGTCGCTTCTTTGGCTTCAGCAGCTTCTTTCTCAACCTGCTCCTGCGCAGCACGCAGGAAGGCAGCGAGACGATCACGAAGAGCGCCAACTTGAGACAGTTCTTCACCACGAATCGCACCGCGAGCGGTTGCGACGTCGATCACTTGAAGAGCTGCACCAATGTCATTGATAGTCAGTTCCATGTTTTCTCCTTATTTTGCTTCGAGGGCGATGTAGTAGTCAGCCTTGCCCGATTTGAAGCGAGCGAGACCTTTGGTTGAGAGCGAGACCTCGTAGTCATTCTGCATGAGCTTGAGGTTCTCGACTTTGATGATCATCTTGAACTCAGTCGTGCTTACGCCTTCAGCGACGACGATTTCATACGCGTCTGCGGTCGGGTTCTTCGAGTCGACTGCCGACAACGAGATCGACGAGCCATCACTTACGAACGCGACTTCGGACAACTTCAGGACACCTGCAGCCTTGATCACCGAGTCAAGTTCTTTCCACTTCACAGTGACGACCGCTTCAGGATCGGGGAACTTGATGTCTTTGTCAGGTGCAGAGACGACCATTGCTTCGGCTGCGTAGGTATACGACACCTTGCTTTTGCCCGAAGAGATGATGAACTTGTCGTCGGTGAACTCGACGTCCGGATCATCAAACAAAGACAGAGTCGCGAGGAATCGAGACAAATCGTACACTCGAGCGACTCGTTCGATGTTCTCCGAGACCGTAGCAGAAGCCATCACGGTCTTTTGAGGATGCATCGTACGGATGACCGAACCCGGCTTGAACACGAGACCGGGATTGATTGTAGCAAAGTTTTTCAGGACGCTAATGGTTTCGTTACTGAATTTCATGATCACTTACCTTTCATTTTCATTGCTGCTCGACGCTGTTGGCGGTTGAGCGGTGTTGGTTGGGGATTACCCATCGTAACACCATTTTGCTGTGGTGTCAAATAGTTCTTCTGGTTGGAAGCTTCACTTGCGGTAGGTGAAGCGGCGATCGCAGCCATCGCCGACATCGATCCACCGAACACGTACGAACCGACGTGCTTCAGTTGAATCCATGGGCACATGTATACGTTGAGACCGATGTTCGTGGCGTTGTGGCAGAACATGTAGTCTTCAGACAGGTACCGACGAGTCTTTGGATCGATGATGCAGTCGAAGAAAGCGGTGATCTCACGAGTGCCATCGAAGTGTTCAGTGCGAGCGTGGTCAGGAAGATAACGAAGCTCCGGATAAGCTTGAGTGTACTTCTCAAACACCTCGCGATGGATCATCATGAAGCCAGTGCCAGCTTCTTGCACCTTCACCGGTTCGTCGATTCGAAACTCAGTGACACCTTCAACTGGGTTGAAGACGTAGTCACCGATGAAGTGCTCGAGCTCGAATGGGTTGTTGGCACCAAAGCCTTTGTCGACAGCAGACTTCACCTTTTCCCAAGCGATCGTCTTCTTCGGATACGGACCAGTGACGATGTCAAAGCCAGTCGCTGGATCGCAGAGGTGAAGAAGTGTGAACACGTCTTTGAAGCCAAAGCCGATGTCGGAGTCGATGAAGAGAAGGTGCGTACAGTCTGAGCGAAGGAACTCATCGACGCAGTAGTTACGAGCACGAGTGATCAGTGACTCATTGAAGAGATAGTAGAACCGAAGGTCGATTCCATACTTCGTACACGCCATGGCTAAGTCGTTTGTAGATTTCGTGTACATGCCCGCACAGGCACCTCCGTACATCGGAGTCGCAACGAACAGTTTCTTCTTCTGAAGATCTTCGACGCTAATTCTGATTTCCATTATTTACCTTTCGCTGGTCTTGCGTTTTCAAGTTGGGCCTGAACCCACTTTGCGCATTGTTTTGCTGTTAATGCGTTTTGATCAACTGCTGGAAGACGATCATCGACACCGATGCCACGAATGACTGAGGCGGTCAACATCATAGCCGAAGCCATGATCATGCACACCTGATGAAGGTCAGATCCATCTTCACCGTCATCGTAGTCATGACCGCGTTCAAAGTCCTCGATGTGACGCTTCAGACTGTCGATCATCTGTTGCCACGGGAGCCCCTTTTCCCAGTTCCGATCAGCGTACTTCTTAGCACCGTATTCCAGAGAAGCAGCAGCCGCAGCAACTGCCTCAAGTGGGATGTGTCGAGTATACGGAATCCCGAGGCCCTCACGTACCGCACCCGTTTCTGATGCTTTGTACGCTGATGCACTCGATGATGATTTTGCATTAGCCTTTTTGGCATCAGGGTAACCTCCAATCGGTTCGTATAGTTCGCGATCACTCATCATCGTTTAGGCTGCTCCATATCATTCTCAAGTCGAGCGATAGTCTGAAGACGCAGGATGTCTGCAGCAATATCGAATC